AATGCGGGATTAGCATAGTGGTAATGCACTAGCCTTCCAAGCTAGCTAGGCGGGTTCGATTCCCGCATTCCGCTCCAAAGTTTAGACAACACTATATGGAATAATTCCGGGGACGGCATATAGTGTCATACATGTACAACTGCTGGTAAAACCGATAAATGCTAATCCAGCTTTGCAGAGTCCATGTGTCTAGAAGTTATTGCGGAAGTAGCTCAGGGGTAGAGCATCACCTTGCCAAGGTGAGGGTCGGGGGTTCGAATCCCCTCTTCCGCTCCAAACATTAGTATAAATACATTATGCTGATTATTTCATACCAAGGTATATATAACGGACAGAACTTTGAGTCTGCCAATACACCGCCCCAGTTCAGAGACTCATTCAATAATGGGTTTTCTGCCATGGCTGATGTTTGGAGAATCAATGGTGTTCTCTGTGTAGGCACAGAAAATGAACTAATTGAAGTTACCGACAAATATCTGCAAGGTGCCAAATGGTGGCTTAACTGTCAGAATCAAGATGCATATGACTATCTATTTGCACAGCCTAGAAAACTATATCCTAATGTGTTCATATTCAGCAATGTTGCTACAGAAGCAACCCCTACTACAAGTACAGGTGGACAAACAATTGTTCCTGGCAATGTTCCTATTAATAACAACAGCATTGTTTATATTCCTGAGATTGTAGATAAAGGATTATTGAGCACCGTAAAATTACGCTGCTTTGGCATTTGCAGTAACTACTGCACCCTTATCAAAAGAATGCGCAACGAAGGTGAATGGTACTAAAATACCACTTGACATTCTACCCAAAACCATATATAACAGATTATAGAAAGGAAGAATCATGCCAAATGTATTCTTGACTAGTGACACTCACTTTGGTCATGTGAATATCTGTAACTTCACCAACTACGATGGCTCGCCTGTTCGCCCATGGGACTCTGTTGAGGAGATGGACGAGGAGATGGTGAAGCGTTGGAACGAGACTGTGGGTCCTAAGGATAAGGTATATCACTTGGGCGATGTTGTTATCAATCGTAAGAGCCTGCAAATCCTGGATCGCTTGAACGGCGATAAGGTTCTGATTAAGGGCAATCACGATATCTTTCCGCTGAAGGATTATGTAAAGTACTTCCGTGATATTCGTGCTTATCATGTGATGAACGGATGCATCCTGTCGCATATTCCTGTTCACAAAGATAGCATCGCTCGTTTCGGCGCCAACATTCACGGTCACACTCACGGCAATCGTGTTCGCAAGCTGCGAGGCGTCAATGTAAAGACCGGAGAACTGTTGTACAGCGATGTTATTGACCCTGATTACTTCTGCGTTTGCGTTGAACAAACAGACTACCGGCCCATTTCGTTTGAAGATGTATTGAAGAAGATTAAGGATCAGGGCGGGCAGGTCGGTTTCCGTAATGGTAACGGACCTGCCATAGATTAAATAATTTAATGAACGTTACTGTTAGATTTCCTAAACACCTACAGCCTGACATAGAGAAAGCCAAAGTTGCTACATCTTTATGTCAGGCTGCCTTTTTATATATTGACCTTCCAGATAATATCATAGTTGAGTTTATAGACTTAGGACACAACGCATACGGTGAGTCTACGCTGACATTCAACAAGGAAAGCAAGGTCCGTATCAACCTGCAACTATCCGCAAAGGAAATGATATACCCCTTAGTACACGAGTTGTTGCACTTGAATCAGATACACGAGGGTAAACTATCAGTGACAAGATTTGGCGACTGTGTATGGGAAGGGAAGATATACAAGCTGAATCAATCTAAAATGTCATATAAAGAGTATACCCAGTTACCCTGGGAACTTGACGTAACCAGCAGAGAACAGCAACTTTTGGCTAACATTCTGCAATAAACGGTTGACACTACTCCCCTACTGTAGTATAGTGAATCTTATGAACGATGATTATTGGGATATTATATCAGGGTCAACTTCTGCAACGCGGGAGTTGTATGACCTGTTAAAAGACTATAAAAACTATAAAGATTACAATGATTACAGTAGGAAAGATATCGATATGGCTTACTCATATTCTAGAGGTTATTATACCGATAACAGTGGCGCCGAAGTAGCTACCGCTGTGCTTGAAGCATATGCTGACGGTGTTGAGTTTGAAACATTGATTAAGAAGAACAAAGCTGTACGTCAGTTTTGGTATAACATTCAGTCTGAAAGGGCTGCTAAGTTCAAGAGAGCCGAACAGGAAAAGATTCGTCTTGCTAAGCTAGCAGAAAAGCGAGCCGAAGAAAAGGCTAAGCGTGAAGAAGTTATGTCTAAGCTTAGTAGGGAAGAACTTGAAGCATTTGGATTTGTAAAGAAAGGAAAGCGGTGATGGAAGACAGTGAAGTAACCATTGCTCCCGAAGTTTATGAAGAAATTCTTCGTAACACTGACAAAAAGAACTATGTCAACGTAAACGAACGCATCTTGCGCAAGGCTATGGTTTCGCTCGTTAAGTCAGGTCATGCTTCGTTCCTCTTTCTTCGTGACGATGAGAGCCGCGATTGGTGGGCTAAAACTGTAAAGGTAGCTGCTGCCACTGTTGAGAAGCGTAAGGAAGCCCGAAGAGTGTACGAAATCAAGCAGCGGGCTTGGGATCGTCTTAGTGAAGAAGATCGTAAGATTCTAAAAATTCGCAAGCCTACAGCACCTAAAATTTGATTATAAAGGATAAGAAATGATTGAAAATATGAACGTTTATGAACCCGAAGCAACTTTCAATGATAATGATTGGGCAGTATTTGGTGGATGGGTAAAGGGTGTACTTACTGTACAGCCCGCAACAATCACTTTCACGAAGAAGGACGGTACCGAACGTGTAATGAATTGCACACTTCGTGGTGATATGCTTCCTGTAGTTGAAATTAAGGAAGACAAGACTCCTCGTAAACAGAATGATAGTGTGCTTTCTGTGTATGATCTTGATGCGCAGGGCTGGAGAAGTTTCACAGTCAATGCGGTGAAGCGTGTGTCATTCACGATGAGTGACGACTAAAATAGATATATAAGTATTTTATACCGGCCCCCAGGGGCTAAGTATTAGTGTCAGTTGTGAGAATTCTGACATAAGAAATCTGCTTAATACACAGGTTTCGATTGACTGATATTTCAGTTGATTGCCGCATTTGTTTAATGTAGGACCTTTTAAGAACCGTATCTTTGATACGGTTTGTCCTTTCTAAGAACAGGTCGGAAGAGCTACTTTAGTAGATAGATAGGGTGTCCCGTAAGAAGGACTAGACAATTAAGCCCATTGTATCATGAAGCGGCCCAATTAAGGAAATAAAATGTATAACTCTCAAATAATGACTACTAACGTAGTTACTAGTATAAAGATTATTGCTACCTTGCTTGCATTGATATTAGGTTGGCAATATTATAGTTCAGCACAAGCAAGCACTACTTCATCAACGATTGATACTGCTCTAGTACAATCTCAGCCGCAGATAATCACTGTATCTCCGGAAGAAATAAAAGAAAAACAAATTAAAGAAAACTACAAGAAGGCTAAGTTCCTATCTGTGGTAGAAACCAAGGACGAGATTGATTACTCAAAAAAGGATCTGTTCTGTATGGCTAAAAACATCTATCACGAAGCAGGACACGAACCTAAGTTAGGTAAGTATGCTGTGGCACAGGTTACTATCAACCGGATGGAATCTCCGTTGTTTGGTGACCGAGTTTGCGAAGTTGTTTTCGAACATAAACAATTCTCTTGGGCTAATAGACATAGCCTTCGTTGGACTACGCCTTCTGGCCCGGCCTGGTACGAAGCCAAGCGTATTGCTCATGACGTTCTAGAGAACAACAAGCGTATCAAGGGCATGGATGATGCCTTATTCTATCACGCAACGTATGTTCGCCCTTATTGGGCTAGAACAAAAGATAGATTGACCCGCATCGGGCTTCATATCTTTTACGAACAAGCGTAAAACAAAAATTGGTAGGGCCCTAACCGGCTCTACCTTTTTTTATGGCTAGGTCATTTTTTGGTTGACATGCCCATAAAACGGGTATATAGTTAATTATAAGCTGAGAAAACGGAGATTGAATATGATTAAGTTTGAAAACATTTCGCATTTTGTTCTTACTCAAGCAAGCAACGAGGAACTAAACACCCTCGTTGAATATATCAAGATGCGCCGTCAGCAGATTACTAAGCAGAATGTACGCTCTATTTCTAAGGGCGCTAAGGTCACTTTCACTGGTCGTAACGGCACTGTGTTTAACGGCACTGTTATGGATGTGAAGATTAAGAACCTCGTCGTTGAAACGCAGCTTGGTCGCTATCGTGTCCCTGCTTCAATGGTTAAGGTAGTTGAAACAGTTTAATTTTTATCAAGGAGAAGTAAAATGAAGAATATTTTTAGTGATGTTTCTAAGTTTGTTAGTGATATTTTTAAGTTTATCTTTAGTGGCTGGACCCTGTTTTTGGTTGCAGTCGTGTTGTTTGCATTAGTTATTATTAATATTTCAAAACAAGAAACTGCTGACAGGGAACTGAATCGGCAACGTATTGAAGCCTGTTATAACGCAGGTATGGTTCTTGTTTCTACTGATGCCGGCCCTCGCTGCGCTACACCACAGTCGCTCGTAAAAGTTAAGTAAGATGGAATTTCTAGACTTTCTTGTTTCACTGAATCCATATGGGATTATAAATTGGGTTGCTGTGGCGTATGCTCTATATGTAGCACGAGAAACAAAATCAGTATTGCTATTGATAGTTGCCGCAGTTAATGTATTTTTTGGTGTACTTGCAGTCGTTAGTTCAGTAGCTTAAAATAACAAAAAATCGTACCTGAGGTCACTTTTTGGTTGACTTCGGGTACCTTTTTGTCTATAGTGAATATATAGCAAGGAGATACTAAATGGCTCGTTACACCCGTCCTTCTTACAACACTGCTGATGTTTTTGCTGCTGCGTGTGCTGCACATCGCGCCAACTGCGGCTATCTTAAGATCGGTGCTACTGATGATGAGGGCAACGTCATTCGTCTCCCTAACAAGATTCTTATTCGTCAGTTCCTTGACGCTTCTTTTGACATTCGTGACGAAGACCGTGAACTTAGCGAAAAGGTCATTCAGCATTGTCAGGGACTGACTTTTAAGATGCTTACTGATCGTAAGCTGTCCGAGTTTGAGCAGTCTATGCTTTCTATTGTTGAAAAAGAAACGATTGACAGCAACTACGATATTGCTGTTATCTCCTCGCTTCCTGCTTCGTATATTCGTGCAAATGAGCGTAAGACCGTTGATGCTCGTGTCAACGCTGCTACTGGATTTGTCGGTCAGGTTGGCGATAAGATTAAGTTTACCGCTGAAATTCTTCGTTGCAACTTCTCCGAGCAGTGGGGCACTTTCTTCGTGACTGCAATCACGCCTGACAATAAGGTAATTTTCTTTGCCCATCGTAACAAGTTGGAAGTGACTTCTAACATCAATGGCGAAGGCAAGGTTAAGGGTCATCGTAATGAGCGTGAAGATAGCACCCAGCTTAACTATGTGAAGGTGTTTGCTGCGTGAGTGCCGAAAAGGAAAATGTATTCCGAACATTGCGTGAAGAGCCTCTACTAGTGTCACGGGTACTTTGTAGATTTGGTTGGCACAAGTGGTTGAAGTGGGGCAAGGCATATAAAGAATCCTATTATCACGCACAGGAACGATACTGTGATTCCTGTAATAAGTTTGACCGCCGCAAACTAAAGCTTCCTCTATGACCGGTTGATGTTCCTTTTTGATTGACATTCACCCCATTATGTAGTATAACAAGACTATGAGCGCAAGTTTTATAACACAACTAAACGAAGACAACGGACGCCTGCATAAGGAAGATGTTCTCAAACAAGCACTAACTGCTGCAAAGCTTGGCAACACAGTGTCCACTAATTTCTTGCAGGGTCTCAAGTTCTGCTACAATCCATATGTGACATTCGGTATCAAGCAGATTCCTGAAAGTATAGGAATCGTTGATGCTGAAAATCCATATGATGAGTTCTTTGAACTGTTGACTAAGCTTCAACAGCGTGAACTTACGGGCCACGATGCTCGTGACGCAATCGCAGAAATGTCCGAACGATTTGATAGCGATGAATGGAATCTATTCCTAGCTCCTATCCTTCGTCGTGATATGCGCAGTGGCATTAGTTCTACTACAGTGAATAAGATTTGCAAGGGTACCGAGTGGGAGATTCCTATCTTCACTTGCCAGCTTGCTACTAACAGCGAAGGTCGCCCTGAAATGAAGGGAGTCAAGCGTCTTGAACCTAAGCTTGACGGTGTTCGTGTACTGATGGGTGTTCTTCCCCCTAGCGGAATGTTTGAAGGCACCGTAGTTTGCTATAGCCGTAACGGTAAGCAGTTTGAAAACTTCACGCATATTGAAGAACAAGTCCTCAAGAATGTCAGTGAACTTATATCTGCTGCTGGTAGAACTAAGCATATGTCAAGCGGCCTATTACGAGAAGGATTTATTCTTGACGGAGAAGTAGTCGGCAATACCTTCCAAGAACTGATGCGTCAGGCTCGTCGTAAGGAAAATGTGTCAGCCGAAGATAGCGTATTCCATGTATTTGACATTCTTCCATTGACAGACTTCAAGCGCGGTCATTGGAATGCACAGTTGAGCAAGCGCATTGCATTGCTTGAAACAATGAAGCCTGCATTTGACAAGATGCCTAATATGGAGCTGCTCCCTCACTTGCAAGTGGACCTTGACACTCACGAAGGTAAGAGTCAGATTGACCGTTACGCTAATGACATGGTTGCTGCTGGATTTGAGGGCATTATGATTAAGAACCTTGATGCACCTTACATTTGTAAGCGTAGCACTGACTGGATGAAGTGGAAGCCTACTATCACTGTTGACCTTGAAGTGATTGGTCTTGAAGAAGGTACCGGTCGTAACAAGAACCGTTTGGGTGCATTGGTATGCAATGGTGTTGATGATGGTAAGGAAATTACTGTCAATGCCGGTAGTGGATTCAGTGATGCAGAGCGTGACAGTCTTTGGGCAGACCGTAACTTGATTGTTGGTCGCACTGTTGAGATTATGGCTGATGCTATTACACAGAACCAAGATGGTACATATTCGTTGCGCTTTCCGCGCTTCGTTAGATTTAGGGATGATAAAGCATGAACATTAAATATAAAGCAATACTAATTACATTAGCTGGATTTTTCGGGCTGTTTGCTGCATTGTATACTATTGCACACTACCCGGCGATACTGTTCTTTATACTCATTGGTGGATTAGTATTCCTAGTGTATAAGGCGGTATTGAACTACCTTGAGTATAATGAAAGGTTTAAGAAATGAATGAGTTAGAAGTTGAGTGGAATAATAAAAAAATAGATTACGATCTAGAAAAGTACAATTGGCCCGCATGGGCCTTGTCTGTTATTCAAGAAATTGCTCCTCAGGTTACAGAACTTGAAACCTTGCATGAGGTGTTGTCCCCAGCCGAAGTAGTTAGGGTAGGACAGCATGTGCAGAATGCATGTAGCCGCAAAGATTTTATGGAACGCTTTGATGAATTCGCGGCAAGCATTGTTCCGCAGCGTATTAGCAACAAGCGATATCTGATTCAACGTCAGGGTACACTACGAGTTGTTATCCCCAATCAAGCAACGGTTGGGCGTAGACTTGCTTTCCATCAAGGTATCTTTGTAGGTAATGGTCGCGGCTGTAGAACTATTTGGACTCCCTTTACTAAAGCAGAGAAGACTAACACAATGTGGATGTTGGACCTTGATATTAGCAGAGAAATCACTAAAAAGGTCTTAGCAGAAAAGTGGAGTCTAGAAAAGCTTGAAGAAGAAAGCTTGAAACATGCATGGCCAGTAACACTAAATCCTGGTCAAAGTCATCTGTTCTTTCAGGAACAAATTCACGGCAACGTCAACAATGAAGAAGGTTATACTCGTGTCAGTATGGACATGCGTATTCTAATTGAAGGTGAAGAATGGGGCCGCAGACTTCCTGGTGGCTTCATGCGATTGCCCGGAGATTATGAAATTGCAGAAGTTATGGACTATACCGGTAAAAGCTTTATTACCTACGCAGGTTGGAATAGCAAGTTTAGCAAAGATATTCCTTTGCCGATGCAACGTGCTATTATTGAACCTTATTGTGTTAAAAACAAAATTAATTATACTAGCTACGAATTTGAAAATGAGCATCTAGATTGGCAACCTGGTCTAGAGTATTACATTAAAGAACGTCCAGACGGCATTGTTCTTTGCAGTATGTATTGCTTAACTGATGACGCAGAACGCCGCAATGAACTACTAGAGCTAGCATTAGATCGGGGAGTTGAACTGCATTTTGCAAACGAGTTAATCAGTCTAAAGAATAAGAATGATCTTGAAAGAATTCAAACTTATTTGAATTTTGCAGTGCCTAAAAAAGGCCCTTATATTTGGGAAGAATAAATGTCACACTTTGAAATCATTATTGAAGAAATTCCACAGCGTTGCGAACAGTGCGGCATCATTGACGATTGCCGTCCGTATGGACTCAATCACGAAGAAATATGTCATGATTGTGCATTGAAGGATCCTACGCTTACTGAAATTCGTATGAAACAATTTTATTTAGGAGAAGAATAATGAAAGTCATTAAAAATGAAGAACATAAAGTAACTCGTAAATTTAAATACGATATTCCTGATGAGGATATCATCAATACTTTTGGATCATTAAACAGATTCAAAGAGATTGTAAGTCACAACACCGAAGGTTGGGACGTTGAAGTTATCGGAGAAGAGCCTACTGATGAGGAGTCTGACCTTTTTTATGATTTCTTTGCTGACTATGATTATGAGCCAGAAGATGATTGGTGGCAGGATCTCAAAGGTGGATATGAAACTAATTACGAGTTAGGTGAGTAACATGGATGAGATTGATGAGTTTGACGATTATGATCCAGTAAAAGATACTGCTGAATGGGCTGAAAAGCTACTAGGCAAAATCCATATCTTTGAAGACGGCGATAGAATTGAAGTTGTTCAAGTAAAGCGAAGGGATGACGGTCCTTGGGTTACGTATCATATCTATCAGGGTCCGGGGATTCCTCGCAAACTACTAATGACAGCGGATGAATTTGATAAAACATTCGGACATCTATTTGGCTTACACGACTAAATACTTAATGACCTTTAGAAAAATATTTAGTTTTCCGACTCTAACTCTCATTGTAGCACTTACGCTTAGTGCTATTGCTGCCTGGTATTCTATCCTAGGATTGACTGCAATCTTTGCGGCTGCTGTTATCCCAATCATTATTATGGGAGGCTCACTAGAAGTTGCTAAGGTAGTAACCACATTATGGCTACATAAATATTGGAATAGAGCTAAGTGGAACCTTAAACTCTATCTAATTCCTGCGGTCATTGCTCTTGCATTCTTGACTAGCATGGGTATCTTTGGATTCCTATCTAAGGCTCACAGTGACCAAACACTTGTTAGCGGCGATACTAGTGCTAAAGTTGAACTAGTTGACGAAAAGATTAAGATTGCCCGCGAAAACATTGCCATGAGCCAAAAGGCTCTTGAGCAAATGAATAGTCAGGTTGACCAACTATTAGGTCGTACTGATGATGATAAAGGAGCCAACCGTGCTGTTCAAGTTCGTAGACAGCAAAGAGCAGAACGCAATAGACTCCAAAACGAAATTGCAGCAGAACAAGAGTCAATCGCCAAACTTAATGAAGAAGTTGCGCCTATTCGTGCAGAGATACGTAAGATTGAAGCAGAAGTCGGCCCTATCAAATACATTGCTGCATTGATATACGGTGATAACCCTGATACGAATCTATTAGAACGTGCGGTTCGTTGGGTCATCATTCTTATTGTTTTCGTATTTGACCCTCTTGCACTTATGCTTGTATTAGCAGCACAGAGCAGCTACCGGTGGTTAGATGATGATTTACGAAATCGAAAGAAAGAAGACGAAGAAACGTTTCCAGAGGAGAAAACAAATGTTTCAGAACCTATTCAACCAAATGATATTCCAACAGATGTTGTGGTACGAGAAGATGTACCTAAAACACCTACTTCCGATGCAGTTCCGTCAGGGGACAGCGTGGACCAAGAAGAAACAAGAAATGCAGTAACTACTAGTGTAGAGGATAATAAAGATGAATCAATTACCGAACTACCACATGATGATGTTGCTGAACTCAATAACGGAGTGGGAGAACCACTACAATCAGAACCTATTCCTGATGATTTGGAAACGATTGAAGAACCCGTTCAACAAGTCGAACCCACTAAAGAAGTAATTATTCAGACTGAAGGTGTTACTTATCCAGAAACTGCTGGTGGTTATGTTCAATACCATGATAAATCAATGAGCAAAAAAGTATTTTTGGAACTACATCCTGAACTAATGGCTACTCCGAATCAATCAAATGACGGAAATGCAAGCTTTGGAACACAGTTCCCTAAATTTGCTCAAAAGGGAAATATCTTCGTTAGAGTAGACATGCTTCCTAATAGGGTATATAAGTTCGGCGGCGACAAGTGGATAGAGATTAACAAAGAGCAATCAGATGTTTACTTGTACAATGAAGAATATGTTAGACATCTTATATCTAAAATTGAAACAGGTGAGTATGATTTGGAACTTCTTTCGGAGAAAGAAAAAGCACAAATTGAAGATTATCTAAATAAAACTTCTAGCTTATAAAAGAAAGCGATATGGTAGAAAAAAAATTACAACATTGCTCATTTTGTGGCAATCACAAAGACGAAGTTACAAAATTAATAGTAGGTGAAGACGTTGCTATTTGTAGCAAGTGTATTGATTTATGCAACCAATTAATTGTGGAAGACGGGTCACCAAAAAACAATAAGAAGCAAGAAGAAGCTATTGTTGATCCATATAGTATCAAGGCACACCTAGACAATCTAGTAATTGGGCAAGATGATGCAAAGAAGGTATTAAGTGTTGCAATATCAAATCACTACAAGCGTATTAATCACCCTAGCAAAGATTTAGAAATACAAAAGGGTAACGTGTTGCTCATTGGTCCAACTGGATCAGGTAAGACCTTACTTGCTAAATCAGTAGCAAAGTACCTTAATGTACCGTTTGTAGTCGCAGATGCTACTAACCTCACCGAAGCAGGTTATGTGGGTGAAGATGTTGAATCTATGATTTCTATGCTGTTGAGTCTTGCTGACGGTGACGTTAGTAAAGCCGAACGCGGCATTGTGTTCATTGATGAGATTGACAAGATTTCAAGAAAAAGCGAATCATCTAGCATCACTCGTGATGTTTCAGGTGAAGGTGTACAACAAGCGTTACTTAAGCTTGTTGAAGGGACCAAATGCAGAGTGAGCGTTGCTGGTAAAAGAAAGCATCCTCAGGGCGATACAATTGAAGTTGATACTAAGAATATTCTCTTTATTGCAGGTGGAGCATTCGTTGGCTTAGAGAAGATAGTTGACACTAGGTTAAACCAAAGCACAATTGGTTTCGGTGCTATAGTAAAGGACAAGAACGATATTCTAGGTCTAGAAAAGCTATCACCAGAAGATTTAACTAGATTTGGAATGATTCCTGAGTTTATCGGAAGATTTACTACTACTATATCGTTAAACGAATTGACGTTAGAGCAGCTAGTTTCAGTTTTAACGGGTATCAAGAACAGTTTCATTGAACAGTATCAGTATCTATTTTCTATTGATGGGATTAAGCTTAGTTTTACTGAAGGAGCATTGCGCACTATTGCACAAAACTGCATTGATTTAAAGACGGGCGCAAGAGGGCTTCACACTGAAATTGAACGTGTACTAATGCCCCACATGTTTCATATTAAAAAGTATGTTGACAGCGGTATAGAAGCACTAACAATCACCGACGAATTAATAGTCAATCCTAAAGCACTAATTTAACCATAATACTTTACTTTTTTACGCAACAATGTATAATAAATAATGTTGTAGATGCTTTTATAGGTCTACAACATTAGTCTTGCTTATAAAGGAGATAAAAACATGACTAGAGAATTAACCCTTCGTTCCCTTGACATTCCGTCAATTCACAAGTTCGGTATCGGATTTGATAGCATTTTAGATGAGCTTATGCGAGTCAATGCACAACAAACAAATACCAACTATCCCCCATACAATATCGTTAAGCACAGTGAAGATGCATTTGCAATTGAACTTGCTGTGGCGGGATTCCGAGAAGGTGATGTCAAAATCACACTAGAAAAGAATGTTCTCACTATCAAAGGCGAACAAACAGTAAGCCTTGATGAGTTAGAAAAAGATGTAGAGTATGTGCATCGCGGCATCAGTGCCCGCAACTTTGATCGAGTGTTCACACTTGCTGACTATGTTGAGGTAATTAGTGCAAAGGCTGAGAATGGTATTCTCACAATTGAATTGGAGCGCCAAGTTCCTGAGGAACAAAAGCCCAAAACGGTTGCAATTACCTATACTAAGTGATATAAATAAATTAATGATTGCGGGTAATCATGCCCGCAATCACCCTTAAAAGGATATTAAGAATGTCAAATGCAGAAGTCAATACAAAGATTAAACCTAACTTAGGATTGACCGAACCTCCCCTGTTCAAGATCATCTACTTGAACGATGAACGTACATCAATGGAATTTGTAATTGGGTCACTGATTGACTATTTCAATTATACTCAGGAAACTGCAACTCAAATTACCGTTGATATTCATGAAAAGGGAAGTGCTGTTGTTGCTATCCTTCCTTATGAAATTGCTGAACAGAAGGGCATTGAAGTTACGCTTGACGCTCGTGCCCAAGGCTATCCGCTGCAAGTTAAGGTTGAATCAGATTTAAATTGATACTGTTAAACGCTTTGCGTGGTATGGACCATATTGATTTTTTGCGTTACTAATGTAATTGATATTATCAATATGTAAATCAACTGGTTTGTCGTAGGTACCAAATACCCAATGAGAAACTTTCTTTTCGGTATCATCTTCTAAGATATTACATAGAGGCATTTGGTCTACTACGTTATCCGGTATCTCTCCGAAATATAATTCTTCTTTGGGTACCGCGCTGGTAATAACAACAATTTTCTTAACATCTAAGTGTTTTTGTAGTTTACCCAATGACCGCA